TTCCAATGTTTGCATTGTAATAGTCTAGGACGGGATCAAATTCAGTCCCACCTCTTCCATGTACTTTAAGATCATTCTTGCCCTTGTAAGGCTCAATAGACCGGATACTTGTATCACATTGTACAATAGTGATATCTACTCCTGCTTTATGAATATGATGTATCTCATTCATAAACTCAGCAAGTTCATCATTACTTACAGATCCAGAAGTGTCAATAGCCAATAGCATATGCTGCTTCATCTTGATCTTAAGACCAGGATTATCCTCATACCTATAGTTCTCTTTTCTTCTAATCTTTTTAGTAAAGATTTTAGTACTTGTACCAGTGAATCTTCTAAGATATCCTTTCCAATCAAATTTAGCTTTGACAACTTCATCTAGAACAATCAGTCCTTCAATTTCTCCTGGAACATTACCACGTTTCTTAATGGTCTGTTCTTTGGCATCTTTTAGAATTTTCTGTACTTGTTTCTCAATAAGTTTCTTCTCAGCTTCAGACATGTCTTCAAACTCTTCCCATGTAGAATGATCTGGTATGTCTCCACTTGCAATGTTATCAAGTAGTTTATCCATTTCTTGATCACCACTTGTACCATTCTTATCCTTCTCATCTTGAAGGCGGAGAAGCTGGTCATAGTAATATCTACAACCAGCCTTTCTATCTAGTTGAATGTCTGTATAGTCATCAATGTTGATACCTCCTTCTGGCAGCCAAGAGGCTTCAATATACTGATTAATTTCCATATCCATGGCAACATTTGCAAGTTTTTTGTTGCTAAAAGAACCAAAACTTACAAGGTGACCAAATGCAATATGGAGTAATTCATGTTTCAGTAAGCCTGTCTTATGATCATCACTTAGACTATTCCAGAATTCTTCATTAATAGCCAATTGATAATTAATATTCTGCTTACTTACACCTGCAGTAGGGAGATCTTTTCTCCATACTTTATTCAACATAATGAGAAAGAACCCGTAATAGGGCTCTTTCAACATTAGTTCTTTACTAATTTTACTAAGACTCCGTGCTTTGTCCATCATCTTTAATTTTCACATCAATGCTTATTTGATTCATATCATAACCTATCTGACCCAACATGCTTGTTAGATCTCTGACAAAGTTTTCTATGAATAGCTCAACCAAAAGCTTATCGGCTTTGTATGTAGTTAATAATCCTAGTACTCTTGCACTAGATAATGACCCTATCTGTTCAGATATAACGGGTAAAACTATCTTATAAGATTTTGGTGCTTGTTTACCCCAAACTGTAGAATCTTTTTTAGAATACTTATATAATACAATTAGCTCTGCTATACTCAAACCACTGTTCTCTATTACTTCAAAAGCAATAGTATGGTTATCTGCATCACTAGAGTTAAACATAGAAATCAGATTGTTCAATTCAGCTTTACTTAGTTTCATTAGTCTTCAATTTTAAGTGTCTTAATCATCCATTCTGTGGGTTTATTAATATTATCAACCCACTCTTTTGCACTTGGGATATATCCATTGCAGTCTTCTTTTACGTGCTGCTCTCCAATATATCTTACGTACACTTTCTTACCATCAGAGTTTTCAATGATCTGGCCAAAGATCTTTTCACATTCAAATATGCCCTCACTGTGGTGACGGAACATTCTGTGTTTACTATGGCCAATCCAAGCCTTTGTAGCATCAAACCACTCATGGATCTCTAGATAGTCTAACCAAGAACCACCAAACTTTCTAGCTGATGATTTTGCATGTTCTACAGGATGTGACATTAGTCTAGAGATTTATTTATTAAGGATCCTTCATGTGTATATGTATCAACTTCAGTAACTCTAATATTATTCATTACATCATACTTACCAGATGGTACTAGAATACACATTGTACCATAACCACCTTCATTATTCCACCAATCTTCTACATCATTTAGAATCTTTTCCTCAGCAAAATTTTCAATATCAGAAGATAAACCAGAATCAAGATTTCTTAAATACTTAGCTCCTTCTTCCCAAGAATTAAGAGATCTAAGTTTATCAAAAGCTTTTTCTTCATCTTCAGGAAGTTTATCTGTTGTATAAAGTACTTCATCTATACAGCCAGAGTCTCCACTACCTTCATAATATATCTGGATACCAGTCACACCAAGGTCAGCCAACTGAATCAGGAGGCTTGTCATCATTGTTTCATTCATAACTATTTAATTTTGTAAAACCTGCCAAGGATATTGGCATTTAAATATTCTTCTTTTTCTAGCACCTCTCTTGTAAATTGGTACTTGGTCTCATGATATGTTAGTTCTGTCTTAGAAAAACAGATTCTTACCATGAACCTTTTAATGGGAACACCATTCTTATGTGCATCTTGTAGCACTTTATTGCTACTATAGTAGTTCTGATAGTTAGGTTTTACCTGGATAGTGTATTTCTTTGCACGTTTGTCTTCCATATTAGCAAGAGCTTTTACTCCAAACTTTTTCTTAGTTGTGGAATAGAAGTTCTTCTTACCAACATACCTAACAGACTTACCATCTATGATAGTTTCCATTTCATATATAAACCCAATGGCTCCTTCTGGAATCTTGCTGTCATTAAATACTTCTCCTTTGTATAACCAACTCATACTGCTTGTTTTAGTAAAGATAATAATTTGTCTCTAACTATCTCTATACCATGGTCTTTAACAGAATCTGATAGATCCTTAGACATCTCAAGATTAATAGCTTTAATACTGTACTTATCTGTATATCTCTGAGCAGCCTTAATACCGGGCTCATCATTATCAAACAGTACAATTATCTTAGAATATTTCTCTTGAAGCTTACCTATAATAGATTCTCCAATCATTGTATTCTCACTGTCCGGAGCAATACATTCTATATTACCAATACCAAGCTTCTTAAAACTCATAAGATCTTTAAGAGATGATACAATCAGCAAATACTTACAATCATACTGTAGTTGATCCATACCTTGAGTATAGTTCTGGATCTTAATAAACTTTTTCTCAGGAACCCTTGGCATATAAATTTTATAGAGCTCACCATCATTACGGAAATAACCATAAACATAGGGTCTAGAAAACTTATAGCTTGTGATAGAACCATCTGGTTCAGTCTTAGACATTGTAAAGAACTCTAGTGGAACTACATTATACTGACTTAAGATACTAGAACTAATTTTAAATTGTGTCCAGTACTTTTGGTCTAGTGTATTCCAGTGTCTCATTTCAAAGTCTACAACCTTGAACTTATCATAGAACTGTATAGGACCTCTTTCTGCAGGTGCATTATGTTTTAAATACTCCTGATAATCGGTCATTATTCTATTAACTGCCTTAAATCTGGCATCATAATTAAATAAACACTTAACAAGTTCTATTTGGTCACCTTGAAATCCTGAAGAAAAATCCTTGAACTTATACTTACCATCATCTTGATAGACAAACATGCTAGGCACTTTATCTTTAATATTAAATGCAGATAGCATCTTAATATTTTGTCCTGTAAGTCTTTCTTTTAAGTTCAAATAATACTCAAATACCCATTCTCTGGGTACTTCTTCCAAATCAGATATTAAATTCCTTGTTGAAATCATAACCAATAAAATATAAAGGGGGAGCGCCTGATTTAGTTTAAAATCTTGGTTAGACAATAATTAATACTAAACTCCCCCTTTAAAGAGAGTAAGTATTAATCTAAACTAAAGTCAGATGATGTCTTAGGTTTTGTAAACACATCATCATCATCCCCGAAAGATTTAACTTCTTTAACTTCTAATTTTTTAAGATGTTTTGCTTCATCATATCTGATTACAGAACCACCATCTTCTTCACCATAGGCATATTTCTTGCCTTCAGCTTTTGGAAGCCACATGTCATAATTAGTATAACCAGTTTTGCCTTCGTATTCTTTACCAGCTACACAGAACTCAAGATACTTTTCTCTAAAGTCTGCAGTCTTGTTGAATGCTTTAACAAAATCTTGGATTGTTTCATGCTTACCGTCTTGTTGAAGGAACCAATCATCAATCTGAAGAGTATGAGCCAAAGTTCTTAAGAAGATCAAGATAGATCTATCTCTCTGAATTTTAATACCAGATTTAGTCTCACCATCTGCAAATGCATATTGACTTGCTTTAACTCTACCAATCTGACCTCTGTAACGTCCTTTACTTTCATCATCTTTATCAATCATGAAACCTTCAAAACCATCAATAGGTGCAGTTTCTGTATGTAACATCAGATGATATGCACCATCAATAAACTTGAAATCCTCAAGCTCAATATTGTTAATCTTCAATACATGGTTACCTGGTGAAATTGTTTTTGGTAGGCCTGTGCCTTCTTTACCCAAATCAGTTGTGCTTAATGCCATTTTTCTTAAAATTAAATTATTAAATAAAAACTTTGTCCCAGTGAAATTGTAATTCACCTGACTCAGTCATTTCTGTTACTACTATTTCTTCATTACGTAAGTGGTCAGGTCTTGCACCGCAAGTTACTTCTTCACTTGTTTTAAATGATAAAATAGTTTTATTTCCTTTTCTATACATGTAGCCAATTGCATCTGCGTTAGCACAGATTAGAGACTTAATCTTACCTGTCAAATCAATATTTGCAGCAAGAACCATCTCACCCTTATCATCTACCTGTTTGTCTTTAATGTGACCAGATAAAATAATATGGGGTGCTAATGTATCAATAAAATCTAAAACTTGAAAGAAAGCTTGTCTTAAATATAGATATCCTGCACCGTTAGGTAAGGACAAGACATTATCTCCATCATAGTTTTTACCCATACTAGTAGCACGGTACAGTTTGATAGCCAACGGCATAACCATATCTTCTAATGCAGTTACAGTATCTATTGTAACATACTTATATGGTTTACCCGCTTCTTTGATTGCCTTTCCTGTTTCAAGCAACTCTTGCAAAGAAGTAATCTTTACTTTGAGAGCTTCTACATAATCAGCACCATTTTCTAAATCAATCAATAAATTATTCTCAAGACCAGCAAATGCTGTGGTCTTTCCAGTCTTTGGCTTAGAATAGATAATTAATCTTTTAGGATTAACTCTTTCTGCCGCAACTTTTTTAGTTGGAAGTACTATACTCATTACTTAAGTTTTTGTGCTAGTTTCTGAAAGTCTGTTGCAATTCTTAAAAGAATATCAGATGCAGATTCATCAAGAGATAATTCTTCCTTAGTTTCTTTGAGCTTAGGAATAAATTCATTTTCAAAATCTGGAAATACAGATAAACTTACTTGCTCTTTAGGAGCTTCAGCTTTTCTTTTCTCATAAAGATTGTAAGTAATCTCAGAACCATCCGGCATAATAACCATTAACTCAGACAATGGAATTGTATAAGCAAAATAGTTATCACCATTAGAGTTAGTACCTTCTTTTACATCATACTCTTCAGCAAAGTAAGGATTAGATTTGTACTTGAATAAAGGTCTGTCTTCAAATGCTGATTCAATACCTATTTCTTTCCCATTAATATCTCTATTAACATCAATGAACTCAATGAAGATGTCTTCATTTCTTTTTAGTTCACCTTCAAATAGCTGTACTTGCCTGCCATACTTACCTTTCTGAAAGAAGGCAGTCTTTAGGACAAAGAAAGGATCAGCTATTTGAGCTTTTCTAAACTTATCCGTGTGATAAGTAAAGAACTCTTTTTCTTTTTCTTTTCTACTCATAATTATAATTTAAGTTTTGTTGCTTGTGGAGGTGTTTCTATTTCAACTATCCTCATGTTCTCTCTATCTAGCTTAAAGAAGCTTAACCTAGTTGTTCCATTCCTAGATTTTAAGAAGTGAAATGCAAGAAGATCTTCATCATTCACTATAAATCTTTCAGGACCATAGAATCTAATCTTTCTGATAGCTGGTTTATTAATACCAAGTACTACATCAGCATGTTGTAATAGAGCATCTGCTCCAAATAAATCAGAATCTAATACATAATTCCCATAGTCACCATCTTTGGATCTGTCTGGATTATCTATATTCCTATTCAGCTGACTCAAGACAAGAAATGCCACAGGATAATGCTTCTTCATATATGTTAGAGCTTCCCCTAGAGCATATAATACTTCAAACTTATCTCTCTGACCTTTTCCTACTTTAAGTAGCGCTGAGTGGTCAATAGTAACCAGAGCATTTGTGTAGTTACCCTGTTCATCTTTGTGAGCTTCCATATAATAATGTATAGTAGCACACATCTCATCAACGGTACACGGATCATATACTACATCTATGACATCAGTCTTCTCAGTTTCCTCATAGTACTGTACACATCTTAAGTATAGATCCTTATCCACGGGTTCCCCCTTGCTCATTAATGTATTGTAATCAGAAGCAGTATTCAGACTCAGCTTTCTGATACCATTGGTTTCATCAAGCATTTCAAACTGGAACTTAAGTACTCTAAACTTATGGTCTTTATTCTCTTCAATAATATCAGAGATTAATTGTTCCATAAATAGAGTCTTACCTGTTCCCGGTCTAGCACCAACTACGGTGATAGTTCTCCATTCCAATCCATCACAGAAGGCATCATTAAATTTGGGCCATGAGCTTTTGAGTGATTTTAGCTCACCAGATCTTCTAGCCTTCATCTTAAGAAGGGCTTTTCTAAGAGCGTCTCTCTCACTCACAGGCTTCAGAGCCCGGGCACCGTTATATAATTCCGCCATAATAAAGGATTTATTCTGTAAATCTAAGCTTCATATCATTATAGATATAATGTGAAAAGCCTACTATAAACTCAATTGCCAAGAACTGCAAGATATTCATATCTACAAGAACAGTCTTAACTAACAGCCAGGATGCTAAAGTACCTATAGCTGCAATAAGAAATAATTTAAATCTAATCATACAATCTTTTCTTTAAAAAATACAGGTGCTTCATAATCATCTTGTGAAATCATATCACAGTAAGTTGCTAGAGTAGAATCCCAGGTCTTATCTGTACTCTGTTTTCTAATAAAGTACTGTGAGTTACGCATGTAGTTGTACCTATTAATAGAATACTCCTCTACATATTTCTCAGTAGCTTGAACAACTGTTTCCCAAGAATAGTCAAATGTTTCAAAGAACCATCTGAATGCATTTTCTAGACTCTTTACATTAACTCTAGCATAAACACCACTTGGCAACTTACTTGCCGGGAAACATTCATTGTAAGTTTTAATGTTGTCTAGAAACTCATCCCCCATAAGGTTTTTAGATGTTTTCTTCTTAGACTTCTTGAAATAGCTCTCAATTTCTTGTATAAATTTAAGGCTATTCCCTGACAATTCCAAGGATTCTGTAAGGTTATTACCTGATTTTAATTTGGTGACCTCAATAGAAGCATTTACCAAATTACTAGGTACAATCTTATTGTGTATACAGTACAATACATAGAATGCATTAGGACTCAGCCCTGCTTTCATTAGTTTGTTAAATACTTCTTGCATTACCAGTGAATTGTGTAGTTATATAAATGTTTAACAGTGGTTTGTACCTCTCTAAAGACACCTTTAGAATCCCATTTGCTACCATTATATGCAGCACTTGCAGGGTGAGAGACCATAAATTTAGTACAATTTTCTCCACACATATCTGCCCACTCCTGAGATTTTTTACCCATAAAGACATAAACTAGTCCCGGATGAAAGTTCTTAAAGTAATCAAATAAGTATGCTGTAAGTGGAGCCCAGAGTTCATAGTGTTTACCAATCTTACCAACTTCAGTTGTAAGAGCAGTATTAAGCAATAGTACACCCTGATTAGACCATCTCTTTAAATCCAGGGGTCTATCATAGAATGGATACATCTTCTGTGCTTCATCTAAAATAAATCTCAGAGAAGGTTGTTCTTTTTCAGATTTACTACAACTAAACGCAATACCATCTGCTACACCAATGGTTGGATAGGGATCTTGTCCAACTATTACAACTTTTAGTTCATCATAAGGACATTCTTCAAATGCTCTAAATATATCTTTAAGAACCGGAGTAAATCTTTGTCCATTATTAGACATGTTGTACAAGTCAGTTAGAATTTTCTCAAACTCTATACTAAATATAAAAGGTTTAAGAACTCTACCCCAACCACTGGGTTCAAGTTTATTAAATATTTTTTGTTTATAATCATCAATGTCTAATATATTATTCATAATGGTGTATATTTGTATAAAAAGTATAATATAATGGCTACAGTTAAAGAATTAAAAGATGATGCATTAATAAAAATTGAAGTAAATAAAAGCTTCTATTTTATGGTAAAGAATGCTCTTTTCTTTTTATTTAGAAATATGGATATTAAGGAAGAAGATAGAGAAAATGTTCTTAAAGAACTTATGACTAAAAACTTCAATGATATGACTCATTGGGAGCAATCTTTTTATGCAATTACACTTTTACTTGCTGAAATTGAAAGACAAGCTAGTCTTACAGATCAATTTCAAGATGTAGAAATTGATTCTAAGCAAGATTAATATTAAATTCTCTACCTATTTGTATACAAGCTTCAATAGCTAGTACTAATTCATCTTTACTACAGTCTGCAAAAGACTTACAGTATTCAGCACCTTCTGCATCATAACATAGACCAGAATGTTGCTTTATAATAATTTTCATTTCATCAAATGTATAGCCAGATTCCTTGGCTAATTCACGTATGCATGCATGGACTTTAGCTAACTGTGCTACAGAACCATCATCTGATGTAAGTCCCATAAACACCTCAACTTGTTGTCCATCAGATAGCTTATCCAAAAATATTTGATAATTTAATTTTGATTTATCATCAGGATAAACTAACTTCCCATCACGTTTCACTAGTTTTACAGTAAACATATGCTAAATTTTTAGTATATTATTAATAGATATGACAGCACAGAAAGGTAACCTAAATGGGAGAGTTAAAGATACTGAAATAATATTAGAGTATCTTGAAAAGTTTCCAAATTCCCCAACTAAAACTCTTGCAAGAAAGATCTATTCTGAGCATCCAACTTTCTCATCCTTTGAAGTAGTATACAATAGAGTAAGATATTACCGTGGACAAATAGGTAAGAAAAACAGAAATGTATTGTATACTGCACAATTCCAAAAAGAACTTAAAGTAGAATTTACTATGAAAGAAAAATTCCTACCAGAGTCTTATGCTACTAAGCGTGATACTTTTGTATTTCCATCAGGCTGTAACTCATTAGGAGTTATTGGAGACCTACATATACCATATCAAGATAATGATGCTATAGAAGTAGCATTTGATGAAATGGAAAAACAAAACATAGAATCATTACTTATTAATGGTGACATGTTAGACTTCTACCAGATGTCATTCCATGAAAAGGATCCAAGAATGGTTCATTTCAAACAGGAAATTGAAGCTGGTAGACAATTTCTAGACTATTGCAGATCGCGATTCCCAAATATTCCTATTTACTTCATCCCAGGTAACCATGAAAATAGATTTGAAAGATACCTTAGAGTTAAGGCATCAGAACTATTAGACATGGATGAATTCAGATTAGATGTACTTCTACATGTAGCTGAATATGGTGTACAGTATATACCATTTAGATCTAAAGTTGTCTTTGGTGACTTCTTAATAGAACACGGAGATAAAATCCCTGGTGCAGGTGGTGTTGTACCAGCACGTACTGCTATAATGAGGTTAAAGACTAATTGTCTTATCAATCACTTTCATAAAACAAGCTCTAGTTCACAAAGAGTATATGGTCCAGGAGATTCTACAATTATCCGTGGTTATAGCCTTGGATGCTTGTGTGAACTTACTCCAGAATATCTAGAAATAAATGAATGGAACCATGGATTTGCTATTCTAAAAAGAAATGGTAACTTAGTACAAGTTAGCAATTGTAAAATAGAAGGTAACCAAATAGTCTAATGTTTCTACCAGTAGAATTTCAAGATCAAGATGGCCCATACTTTGAGCATCTAAATGTTACTCACATAACAAGAATATCTTTTATTAATCCAAGAAATCCTGATGCAGGTGCTAGAATTCACCTAAGAACAGGTGATGTTCTATCTACCAAGATGCCATTTGATCAACTATCCCAAGCTATTGATGAAGCCTGGGAATCTGCTGCTTGTCTTGTACTTAGTACTCTTCTATCTGAAAAAGCTAAACTTGTACCTGGTAACCTACGCTCTGAAGAAAAGAATCAACTTCCTGAGGAGTTTGAAGCCTAAAATGATCAGGCCATTCTAAATTTGTAACATACCAGTTATCATCACTTACCATATCACTGTCTACTGAACAGAGAGTTAAACCCTCAAATACTTCAAAAGTATAATAATAATAATCATATCCATTTTGACTCTCTAAGTCCTTGATTTCTACTTTGTTAAATCCAAGAATTGTTAAATCATGTTCTGTCATCTGTTAATTGTTTAGCAATCTTTTTAGCTAAATAGGGGCTACACTTATATTTGTGCATCACATAGCCAGCTACAACTTTTGGACTCATAATTTGTATGTCCTTATTCTCTAGCTTTATTTCTTGTACTATGTGTTCTTTTATTAAGTTTGCCATTATTTAGCTGCCATTGTTTGCATGAATATTTCATGGTTAAGTATTTCATTTGCATAGTTTTTAGCAATACTCCAGTATGCTTTATTTACTTTACTGTACTCACCATGCTCTTGTAATCTTAGGTTTCTAAAATTCTTTATTGATAAAGTAACCATATGAAGATTGTCCTGGTCCTCAGACTCAAGCATTCTAATCATGTTCTTTATCTCAACATCATTTATATAACCCATGTGTTTTAGCAACTGTAGTTCGGCCATATATACAAATGGCCGAAACATACCCGCTTTACTACCTTTATGGTACATATACCATAGATAATGTAGATTCTGATCTACACCATCTGTAATGTTATAATGCTCTTCTGCAATCTTGGCAGAAAGTGCTTCCATCTCTGTTCTGATAGCTCTATCCATTTTAATAATCTTTTCTACAATACTCATAATCTCTTAATCCGTTGTACTTTTCCTAACACTTCTGTAGAATTGATTATTTTAGGAAATTGATATATGACTGAGCTGCTCTCTTAGTGTCATATGCTACATCAAATCCTGCATTGTTCTTTACTGTCTTCCAGAAAATCCAGAAAACTCTTTTCTTTACAGTATACTTGGTCTGAAAACCATGTGTTACTTCTACAATCTTGTAGTCTTTCTTTTTATTCATCAGTCTAGGTTTAAGTTGAATTCTTCTAATATTTCTCTAAGTGTTGTTCTAAGTTTTTCAGCTAACTCTCTTTCTTCTTCAGTAGCTTCTATTTTACCAACATAACCATATTTGGTTATCTCACGTAGTTTTTGATCAAGATCCCAAACAGCACCTTTCCACTTGTAAGCATCAAGTGCTGTTCTAGCCTCATCTTTTTCTTCATAAGAGTCAAACTCTAGTATTATCTTTCCCATCTTTTACATTTTTCCAATAATAATCACATGACTTAGTGTCCTCATCATACTCAAAGTTAGCATAAGTCTGCATAAATTCACTTGGTGTAGCATTATATCTATAACAAGTTTCTTTAAGTGGACACTCTTCATTAACACACATACTAATATCTGGCATGACTATAATATTACATTAAACAATATGTGACCAAAGCCAATTCCGGCTAAAAAGTAAACAAGATTGTTTACCCATTTTGGATAGTTTTCCATCTTTCTATTTTGTTAAGGAGTTTGTAATGTAACCAGAAAAACATATAAGTAAATATTCCTAAGAAATTATACTCTATATCATCTGTGTCAAAGTTTCCGTGTATCTTTCTACCTACAAAATCATTAGACAACTCTTGAGTAAATTCTACAAATACCCCAAACATAAATAATATCCCAATACTTACTAAATAAGTAAAAGAACTTCTTTTAAATAATACAACTGATAAAAACATTGATGCAAAAAAGTAAAATGCAAAATGTAGTTCTTTATCCATACCTGCAAAAATACTAGGTAGTTTAATCATAAATCCAGTGTAGCTAATAATAGCAAACACAATAAGGTATTTTATCATAATATATTAAAAATTGTTTGTAAAGTAAAAGCAATGATACCTATAGTGATAACAATAAGAATTAATATAGCACCAATAGCATTCATCTCCGCTCTGCTTTTATCTTGTCGGGTTGGTTTATATTCTTTTTGTTTCATCTTATTCTGATTTAAAGGTTGTGTTATAGTAGTCTTCCGCTTTTTTAATTGTGTGGCTATTACCAA